GAGCAGCACTGATTGTAGGAGCACCTGGAGTATTCTTCTTCATTGCTTTTATGCCAGCACTGCAAAGGACCAAGGGAGCACAGATTGGATACAAGGACCATAAGGATTATGGTTATTCATCTACCTATGAAAATGGAAAGATGAGCGATCAAAAACCTTATACGCATTATGTCCGTGCAGCTGTCCAGTGACAGTTGATATATACGAAATAATGTAAGGTTCTTATATGCCAAATCCTGATCAACTCTACGAGGACATGCAGAAGTTAGACGATATGTACGAAGAACTTCTGTGGCACCCAGACGATGAGTTACAATTCACTCATGATGGGACAAAAATTATAATCACAAACAAAACACTGGAGCAAAAAAATGAACGAAAAGGCAGAACGCATTAATGGTTGGGCAGCAATGATCGGTGTTGTTGCAGCAATGGGATCTTATGCAGTTTCAGGACAAATCATTCCTGGTATCTGGTGATGGCATTTGTAGTAGCAGCTATAATCATGCTGATTCCAATTGCTGCAGTAGTGAAAAACTCATGACGTATGATTGGACACTACTACAGACGTTGGTCTTCATCATCACTCCTTACTTCCTGATGCTTGCGTTGGCAAGTAAAGATGAAGATGATGATGGTTCCGATGGTGGTATGATGCAACCACTTTATGCACCATCACCTTCTTGACATAGACAATTAAATATTCTATAATAGGGGACAGTTATATGGTCCCCTATTTTTATGCTCGCGACTATTCTTGCTTTATCGGCAATCGATTATGATCATCTCGCAAGGACGATTCAAGTCGAAACCTACCGTGGAAGTTTTGATCAGTATTGTGTAGCGGTATCTGTTCTTAACCGCGTGAGATCACCACTCTATCCCAACACGGTTGCTAGTGTTGTATATGCTCCTGGACAATATGAGGGCTTCACTAAATGGCGTCCAGTAGCAGATCCTAATCTAGTAAATACACTTATGTCAGAGGAAGGCAAGGAAAACCTTCTAAAGGCATATAGTATTATTGGTGACAGGACTGACTTTAAAGGTCAGAGTATGCTCAGATATCGAGTTGCATCTCATGATCCAATGTGCGATACTAGAGGAAACTTCTACCACTATCATTGGCAATCATGATCAAGAAACTCAAACAATTTTTTGAGACACAAACTTCCCTTCTTAGAAAAAAAGCAGGTGTATTTAAGGAAGAAGATATTGAGTGTGTAATTGATGAAGAAGTAGTTGATTGTAAAGAGATTGATGAGGAGTCATATGTAGGTGTCCCTGCTCCTACATATCTTCCTGAAGATGATTGGTTTGGATTACCTGTTAGATCTCAAAAGCAAATTGATTACATGGAACAAGAAATTGAAATCAAACGACAAGAACGAGAGAAAACTTTTTTCGTTGAACCTAATGACATTCACCAAAGAATGTATGAAATTGCAACTAAAGCACAAACAACTACACTCCACCTAGATCCCATTGGTGGTTCTGAAAACTTTCAAGGCGGTTCCGAAAATGTCCACAAGTGATTGGCGCTATGATGAACAAAAAATGAAAATTCGTGAACAAGTTATCAAAATCCTTCTTACAAAATTTGGAGGGCAAATGGATGGTCCCTGTCCTAAATACAGCAGTCAATCAATCTATGAGTGTGCCCAAGATTGGGTTTCACAAGGTAACATGCACACTTCAGGGATTGTAAAATATTACGAGGCTTATTATGCAAAAAGTAATTAACGTTTTAGCAGTTCTATCATTTGTAGGAACTGCAGGTATTGTCGGCACTGCTGGTGTCGTCTATGTAAGGCGAGATGCTATCATCGAGCAAGTCAAAGAAAACGTTGCTAAAGCAGCAACAGAGGCGATTACAGGCGCACTTCCGGGGATGATGGACTCAGCATTGCCTGAACTTCCTGGTGCCACTGGTGGTGTCATTCCTTCTACACCTGGCGTTTCTCTCCCTTTCTGATATGAAAAAAATTATTATGAGTTTGCTGGTAGCAGCTAGTATGTCTGCTCCAGCACTTGCTGATGACTCTAAGATCACCAAGGGTTATAACACTATGGATTCTATGGGGTGTATGCTACTACGCGAATGCACTGATGGAATCGAGGAAGTATTCAGTCTACTTGATGTATCTTCTCAGTATCCTAATACTGATGATTTTTATCCTGTTGCTGACGAGTTCAACAGAATGCTCGTCGCCCTTAATCAGGTCGGAGTTAAGGTGTTTTTAGCAGATTCAAAATATTTCCCTGCTATGCATCGTGGTGTTTATCATACTGTGGGTAATAATTTCTTTCTTAATAAAAAGTTTATGGATAGTCCTGCCACACTGATGATGGTTATGCGTCATGAAGGATGGCATGCAGCACAAGATTGCATGGCAGGAACCATCAAAAATAGTATGATTGCTATCATTAAACCTGAAGATGAAGTGCCAATGATCTGGCGTGTGATGGCAGAACGTACATATCCTGAGAGTGCCGTTCCTTGGGAAGCAGAGGCAGGATGGGCAGGCCGTACTGAGAAAATGACCATGGAAGCACTACAATCCTGTGCTCGTGGTACGATGTGGACTGATTATGAACCCACGCCTATGACTCGCGAATGGTTGGTCAAAAACGGTTATCTCACTAAATAAAGTTGCCTTTCCTGGTAACTTATGCCTGAAGAAGTAAAACCTACCGAAGAAGAAAAGAAACCAAAGAAAAAAGGTATTCTCGGTAAGATCAAGGAGGCGACAGATGACAAGGAAGAACAACTTGCTATTCTTTCTACCTTTGTCCGCCTTGGTATTCTTGTATGGAGTGGTGGAATACTCACGTTGGCATATATCAAACTCCCCCCTGCTCTTGGAATCCCGGAGCAAAAACTGGATCCGACATTCATCGCCAGCGTCTTCACCGGAGTTTTAGCTAGCTTCGGCGTCCAGACCGCTAAAAAGAATGGTGCTAATGGTGGTGGCGGTGGTGCTAGTATCACCAAAGAACAGATGGAGAAACTAATTGAAAAGGCAGCACAAACTGCACCACATCAAACTCTTCGTATTGAGCAAGCACCAGTTACCTTAAAGGTTGATACACCAGATCCTAAAGACACGTACAAGATGTAACCATGAAACCTTCTCTTAAATGGGCCGCAATTAGTGTTGGTAGTATTGTAGCAATTGCTCACGTTGGGTTGTTAGGGTATGTTATTAGACAACAACCTGAAAGGGTTGTTGAAGTTCCCACAATCAATATTCCTAATGGCCCATATTCTTCTTATAAAATAGAGGCAGGGAAGAATGGTTACCGTATTGAGTATCATGCAGATGATCCTAAGATTCTAGAGTCAGAAAGGAGTCTAAATCTAGATAAAGAACGACGTGGATTCTTTGGCGGTGGAAGAGAGCAAAGAACAGAATATCGTCGTGATCAGTACACCAGAGAGGGCACTAGAAATATGGGAGGTGAAATAGGTGAACTGGGAAAGACCGGAGGTGTAAGCGCAGAGTGTATAGCGGCGGACGCTGGAGCACGGTCACAAGGTGCAATGGCAGGAACTAGTGTTGCTGCTGGTCTTGCTGTTCCTGCTGTTTCTAGTATTCCTTATGTTGGATGGTTAGCTGGTGGTTGGGCACTATTACTAGGACAAAAAATTGGATCTGAAGCAGGATCACAGGTAAATTCATTGATTAGTGATTGCTAACACAGAGGGGGTAACACCCCTTTTTTTGTGTAAATAGTTACGTCAAAACTGGATAGGTTTCCGATGTATAGGGAACCCCATCTACAGAAAAAATCCGACGAATGTGCTATCATTTGGAGGGAATGGCATTGCTTATGGAAAAATAATGATCCTAAACATATAGAAGTAAGAGAAAAATGGAGTAAATGTTGTGATGAATTTAGTGAAATGTTAAGTCAGGAAGTGCGAACAAATAGTAGGTATCACGGTATACGAATGTAATAGATAGTGTAGTTGCAAATACTCACATGAAGTTTATTAGCGGCATAATTATTGCTGTTGTAGCAGCTATGATATTTTTGTTACCGAAGATGGCATATGCTGTTGACATCACAATGGGATCAAATGGAAATTTGATTTTTGATCCATCTGATGTTACAATTGATGCGGGTGAAACTATACATTTTGTAAATGGTATGTTACCTCCTCACAATATTATTGTTGAGGGTCGTGCTGATCTCTCAAGAGAATCACTGATGTTTAGTCCTGGTGAATCGCAAGATATTTTATTTGCGGATGCTGGAGACTATGACTTCTTCTGTGGTCCTCATCAGGGAGCAGGAATGACAGGCACTATTCACGTAAAATAACTAATGGCATATTCAATTACACTAAAACTTCCAGAAACAGAAACCACTTTTGATTGCGAAGCAGATCAATATATTCTTGATGCTGCTGATGAGGCAGAAGTCGATTTACCATATTCTTGTCGCGCAGGCGCTTGTTCTTCATGTGCCGGTAAAATTTTAAGTGGAACAGTAAATCAGGAAGATCAATCTTTCCTTGATGATGATCAGATTGAAGCAGGTTTTGCACTTCTTTGCGTTTCATATCCTGAATCTGATTGTGTAGTTCAAGGGGAGGCTGAAGAAGAACTTTATTGAGTCATCAAATGTATGAAATTTTTCAATACTTTTGTTTTAGATATTACAGTTTCAATAATAGATTTTTTATACAAGGGTAGAGACTACCAGAGGTTTTGGGTTCTTGAAGAAATTGCAAGAGCACCTTACTTTGCTTTTCTCAGTGTGTTGCATTTAAGAGAATCTATGGGGCTACGAGGTCCAGAACATCTCTATCTAATGGAGGAACATTTTGCTCAAACTCTTAACGAAACAGAACATCTGGAGTACATGGAAAGCAGGGGCGGTTCTGCTTATTGGGTGGATCGCGCTTTCGCCAGACACCTTGTACTTATCTACTATTGGATCAACGTGGTTTATTACTGGTTGGCTCCTAGGTCTGCTTACCATCTCTCCTACGAAGTAGAGATTCACGCAGCGCATACATATGAAAAGTTCTTAGAAACAAATAAAGATGATGAGCGTATTGTAGAAATTATGAATGACGAATTAGAACATGCTAGTGAATTGTCAAATGCAATGGAGTTAATTAAATGAGTGCTTTGTTTGTATTTGCTTTTATAACGTTGCTAGTTTCTGTAATGGAACTAACATGGCCAGTAAGATATAGGGGTAACTGATGAAAGTAGGATTGATTGGATTAGGTCGTATGGGCGAGGGTATGGCTCGTCGTATGATGAAAGAAGGAATTGAAGTCTGGGGTTACAGACGTAATTACCAAAAAGCAGAAGAGGCATTTGAAAAAGGTTATGTTAGTGGAGTTACCACCGATATTGAAAACCTTGTCAAACAAGTTCATCATCAAGATGGTCAGATTGGTAAAGCACCGGGTATCTTTCAACTTGTTATTCCTGCAGAATTAGTAGAGGACACACTCAATGAGTTACTACCATTACTTGGCGACGGGGATATTATTATTGATCATGGCAATAGCAACTTTAAGGATTCTAGACGGAGAGCAGAAAGGCTTTCTAAGTTGGGTATCCAATTTATTGACTGTGGTACTAGCGGTGGTGTTTACGGTCTGGAGCGTGGATACTGTCTTATGGTTGGTGGTACAACTGGAGCAGTATCTGTCTGTGCCCCCATTTTCAGGGCACTTGCACCTGGTATTACCGCTGCAGCCCGCACAGACCCACACACTAGGGCAACCAGTGCTGAGTATGGTTGGTTACACTGTGGTGGACCTGGTGCAGGACACTTTGTCAAAATGGTCCATAATGGTGTAGAATATGGAATCATGCAAGCGTATGCCGAAGGGTTTAACATTTTACATCATGGTGATCTTGGTTCCAAATATGT